TGCAAAAGAAGCAGGATTTGAAATCTGGTGTGATCCTCGCATTCGCGTCGGTCACGAAAAGTCAAGAATTATCTAAAAATGGCAAAAGAGCGGTATAATATTCTCTGTAACGGTCGGAAAATTTATCAAAACCTTACAGAGGAAGAATACTTCGACACTATGGAGGATCTGTCCCAACAGTTTTATGAGACAGGTTCTCCAAACCCAAGCGAACTTGAAACTGAAATTTATTTGGAGAATTAAACAATGGCAAAAGCAAGCGGCGGTCTCAACAAAAAAACGTCTTATATTCCTGGACCCCCCAAAAAGTCTCGCCAAGGCGCTGGTATGGGGACCAAATATGCCGCGTCTTCTCGCAATGGAGCACGTAAAAAGTACAGAGGTCAAGGTAAAGGATGAGTCAATTAGTCGTTAATTTACCAACCAGAAAAGTCTGGGTTCGTAAAGAATATCTTCGTGATTTACAAGACGGGCACGGTGAATTTTTGGAAGGCGTCTGGGTTGCTGCAAAAAGCATACCTGGACGTGCTTTTTACTTTGAAACTTATCTACCAGAATATGGTGCTCTTTATGATAAATTACCGATCACCGCATTTGTGAATAAACCAGTCACACCAGATCCAGACTTAGATTTACCAAATCTTCAATTTTGGAACTGTATGGATTATAGTGTGGTCTGTATTCGTAAACAATTCATTAGTCCAATGGACTTTGAAGTCTTTTCTCGTAATTATGGAATCATCAAAGGGCAATATTTGTTTACATTAGATAACTATCACCAAGATCCTAACATTGTTGATACAAACGTCAGTGAATTAACTGATGAACATAAGTCTCATAACTGTATTTTGTTAGAGAACGGGCAATTTGCTCTCTATCCTACGAACAGAATGAAGATGTATGACCTATCTTTGACTCCTCAGGAACCAAAAATCCCCGATTTTAAGGTTTCGACCACTGTTTATCAGGTTGAAAATGGTGTCAGATGGGGTAGATTGGGTGATTGTGACGAATATTTCTGGCAAACGCCCGAAGAAAAGGAAAATAAATAAATTTTTTACTAAAAATTGAGTTGAAACAATATTCGATGGGCAAGCACCTGCTCCTAGAGGTGTATGATGTGGATTTTGAAGCGATTAATGACGTAGAATCGCTTCAAAATGCAATGATTAGAGGCATTAATCGTGCCAAAATGACGATTCTGAACACATTTTCACACTGTTTTGTGCCACAGGGGTGTACAGTCGTCATTGCACTAGCAGAAAGTCACGTTTCTTGCCATACTTGGCCTGAAAATGGGTGTTTGGCAGTAGATGTATACACTTGTGGAGAGGGAAATCCACGTCTTATTGCCTTAGAAATCCTAAAATATCTCAATTCTGACTCATATTCTCTGCGTGAAGTCGATCGTTAAATAGACATAAGGAGATAGCAACCTCCTTTATAAAAGTTCTGTTTTATTCATTAAAACAGGAGCTAAAATGTCTAATTTACCAGTCGATAGAGACTCAAACTACATGTATCAGATGTGGGGAACCACTAGACTTGTGAGTGATTATGATGGTTTTGAGCAAAAAAGAGTCATTCAAGAGGTGATGCACGATCTTGCACCAAAACATGACTTAAAAAAACAAGAAGAATTACATGAAAAGATTCGTAATGACGAAGATTACGATGATTGGGAGTATGGAACAGAACCAACATATGGAATTCCTTGGAAATGACGAATAAATAATCTGAGAAAATCTATACATCAATGGAAGTCACACGAATATCAAGAGGATATAAAGATATTAGCTTATCTTTTGATCCACATCCTGTGACAAAAGATTTACCTGTTCTGGTAAATGAGCGAGCGATCACAAGATCTGTTCGTAATTTAGTGGAAACTAATCTGACGGAAAGATTTTACAATCCATATATTGGATCTAATGTACGCAGATCGTTATTTGAGTATGTTGACTATGGTACAGCATCTGCAATTGAAGATCAAATTATAACTTCCATTGAAAACTTTGAACCAAGAGTTACTAATGTCAAGGTCGAGGTAGAACCAAGACCTGACGACAACTCATTTGAAGTGGCAGTCTTTTTTGATATTATTGGAGAAACTTTAAGACAACAATTTTCATTCTTATTAGAGGCAACAAGATAAAATGCCTTTTACACAGTTTACGAATCTAGACTTCGATCAAATCAAAGCTCAGATCAAGAATTATCTCCGTGCAAATTCAAATTTCACGGATTTTGATTTTGAGGGATCAAATTTTTCTGTGCTGATTGATACATTAGCATATAATACTTACATTACAGCGTTCAACTCTAATATGATTGTGAACGAATCCTTTTTGGATTCGGCAGTTTTAAGAGAAAATGTTGTATCCTTAGCAAGAAATATTGGTTACGTACCTCGTTCCAGAAGCGCCGCTAGGGCGGCGATTACCTTCAATGTGGAAACAGATACCACAAGTCCCTTTCTCACTCTACAAGCGGGTCTGGTGTGTGTTGGAGCGTTTAATGACACATCATATAGGTTCTCAATTTCGGAAGATATAACAACAACTGTTAAAGATGGTGTTGCAAGATTTGGATCATCCTCTTCACCAATTTTAGTCTATCAGGGAACATATCTTACAAAACAATGGATCGTTGACAATTCACAAGATCAAAGATTTATTCTTGAAAATTCTGGAATTGATACTTCTAAAATTGTTGTATATGTAAAAGGTATTAATGATAGTGGACTTGGAAGAGAATATTTTAAAGTAGATAATATTCTGAAAGTTGATAAAAATTCAGAAATTTATTTGATTCAAGAAGTTCAAGATGAAAAATATGAACTTCTTTTTGGAGATGGGTATTTTGGTAAGAAACTTGAAAACAATGCAATAGTTACAGCAAGATATATTGTAACAGAAGGTACGGAAGGAAATGGTCCAGCTAACTTTGCTTTCCAAGGTAGTTTTGTTGATGCATCTAATCTAAGAGTAATTCCATCAAAACGAATTACTATTAATACTATTGATAGAGCTAGAAATGGTGGAGATATTGAACCAGTTTCATCTATAAAATATTTTGCTCCTAGACTATATTCTGCTCAGTACAGAGCTGTTACTGCAAGAGATTATGAGGCGATTATTCAATCAATATATCCAAATACAGAATCTGTTGCAGTTGTTGGTGGAGAAGAATTAAATCCCCCTGAATTTGGAACAGTTCAGATTAGTATTAAACCAAAAAATGGTACATATGTTTCCGACTTTGATAAACAAAATATTCTTTCAAAGTTAAAGCAATATTCAATTTCAGGAATTAATCAGAAAATAATTGATCTTAAAATTCTTTATGTTGAAATTGATAGTTCAGTCTACTACAATTCAAATCAGGTATCGAATGTTGATGAACTAAAAACTCTTGTTATTAACACACTATCAGACTACTCTAAGAATGTTGATATCAATAGATTTGGTGGAAGATTTAAGTACAGTAAAGTACTTCAATTAATTGATAGAGTTGACTCTGCAATTACTTCTAATATTACAAAGGTTAAAATTAGAAGAGATATGAAAGCTCTTGTGAATCAATTTGCACAATATGAATTGTGTTTTGGTAATCGTTTCCGTATCAATCCACAGGGATATAATATAAAGAGCACAGGATTTACCGTACAAGGTTCTGATGATATTGTTTACTTCACAGACGTTCCAAACAAAGATGCAAGTGGTAACTTAGATGGAAGCGGTAAAGGTATTCTGGCAGTAATTCGTCAAACTGATAGAGGACAAAATCAGGTTGTTTTAAAATCTATCGGAACTGTTGACTACACTAATGGTGAAATATTAGTTAATACAATTAATATTACTTCAACAGTTGCGGAAAATGAACTTATTGAAGTTCAGGCTTTCCCAGATTCAAACGATGTAATTGGATTGAAAGATTTATATCTGAGTTTTAGCGTTTCTAGTAGCAAGATAAATATGCTTAAGGATGTTATTGCCTCCGGAGAAGATATCTCTGGGGTTACTTTTACAAGAGATTATTACACTTCAAGTTATTCCAACGGAGACATCGAGAGGAAATAAAATATGTCGAATTTTGAGAAGAGAGTACAAATCAATAAAATTATTGAGAGTCAACTTCCAGAATTTTTAGTTTCTGATTTTCCAAAAGCAATAGAATTTTTAAAACAATACTATATTTCTGAGGAATTTCAGGGTGGCAATGTAGATCTTGCTGATAATTTAGATCAGTATTTAAAACTTGATAATTTAGTTCCAGAAGTTGTTGTAGGTAAAACAAATTTAACGACTAATATTATAGAATCTGATAGTATTATCAATGTAACATCTACAAAAGGATTTCCATCAGAGTATGGTTTATTAAAAATTGATAATGAAATTATCACTTATACTGGAATAACTACAAACACATTTACTGGTTGTATTCGTGGTTTCAGTGGAGTCACTGGATATAACTATTTGTCTAAATTTGATTTAGATGATGGATCTAATAAGCAGTCTTTGGTGTTTGAAGAAACCAAGGCAGAAAATCACAATTCTGGGTCCACTGTTACAAATTTGAGTGTTTTATTCTTACAAGAATTTTATAAGAAATTAAAATATACATTTACTCCTGGGTTAGAAAATACAGATTTTGTTTCCGATTTAGATGTAGGAAACTTCATTAAACATGCTAGAGATTTATATCAATCCAAAGGAACAGAGGAATCTGTTAAAATTCTTTTCAAAGTTTTATATGGAGTAGATGCTCAAGTAATTGATTTGGAGGGTAGGTTAATCAAGCCATCATCTGCAAATTATGTTCGTAGAGAAGTAGTCACTGCGGAAAATATATCTGGCGATCCTTTACAACTAGAAGGGCAAACTATATTCAAATCAACTGACCTGAATACGAATGCATCAGTCTCAAATGTTGAAATTTTTACAAGAGATACTAAAACTTTCTACAAATTAGAACTCTTTATTGGTTATGATGAAAGAGATCTAATTGAAGGAATTTTTACTGTTCCTGGAAAAACAAGAGTACTTGAAAATGTTTCAATTGGTTCTTCTGTAATTTCTGTTGATTCAACTATTGCATTTCCTGGATCTGGAACATTAAATTTAATATCTAGTGGAAATGTAATAAAATATACTTCAAAATCAATCAATCAATTCTTTGGTTGCTCTGGCGTTAATTTTGAGATTCCACTCGGTGCTGATATTAGATCTGATGAAACAATTTATGGTTATGAAAATGGAGATATCAGTAAAAGAGTTGATTTAAGAATTACTGGTGTAATCTCCGATTTTATGGAGATGGATAACAGTGCCCTAATAGAAGAGGGTGAAGAAATCACAGTAAAAAATCTTGGGGAAATAATCGAAAATCCTCCAAATAGTGAAAAAACATATAAAGAGATATTTGCAAACACTTGGATTTATAATACAAGCACCAGATATCAAGTAAGATCAATAACGGGATCAACATTCACTTTATACAGTAGAATTGATAAGTCGAGTCTTAAAGTTGGAGATACTGTTGATATTTTAGTTGCTTATAGTAATACAATTGTTTTTCAGAACGCCACAATAACTGATATTAATAGTGAACTGAGACAAGTTGTTTTAAGTGGAATAGCAGGATTTACACCAAATCCATTAGTGGAATATGATATAAGAAGAAAAATAAAAAAATCTAGTAGTTTAAATGTAAATATTGTAGGTGGAAATAATTCTTATATTTCTGATGTATTAAATGTATATACAGATAAAGACTATGGATATGTTGCATCAAACTCACTACCATCATATGAAATTATTGATGAATTGGTAGAATCTTCAATACCAAATGGATCTGAAAGTTATCTTAAGGGTAAAAATGAAAATCTTAAATCATATACTAGCATAAGTTTTCCAACAGACGTTAGATTTATTGATGGTGACATTGTAGTATATAATTCACCCAATCCACTGAGAGGTTTATCTACTGGATCAAAATATTATGTGAAATTGATTGCCAGTAATGAGATAAGACTATATGAATCAAAAGCATTATTAAATGTAACAAAGTTAACTGATAGAGATGGAAATTCTATACTACCATACTTGGCTTTTGGTAATATAGATTCTCCAAATAATTCATCTCATACATTTACACTAATAAAACAAGAAAATAGAAATATATCTCCAAACAAAATACTAAGAAAGTTTCCGCTAAATCCAGTCGAAATTAATCCTATTGAAAAGGTAAAAAGATCTTCAGATACAATATCTGGAGGAATAGGATTATTAATTGATGGTGTAGAAATTACCAATCCAGAATCTACAGACAAAATTTATTATGGTCCATTACAGGAATTTGATGTTCTAAACGGTGGAAACAATTATGATGTCATTAACCCACCAAAAATCATTATATCTACTGGTGCTGGAACTACTGCTTTAGTTGAGCCAATAATTACTGGCAATGTTAAAGATGTTTTTGTTGATCCTCAAGATTTTGATGTTAGTAAAGTTCTTTCATTAACATTAACTGGTGGTAATGGATCTGGTTGTGTTCTTGAACCTATTATGGGTGAAAGATTTAGAGAAGTTGAGTTTGATAGTAGAACCCTCAACGTTGGTGGTGGAATAGATCTAACTGATGAAACTATTACATTTTTAACGCCACATAATTTTTATGATGGTGAACCAATTGTCTATAATCAAAACGGAAACAGTCCAGTACTAACAGGATCTTTTGGAGACACTACAAACACTGTAACAGGACAATTAGTATCTGGTAGTGAATATATTGCCAAATTTGTTAATACAAGAACTATAAAACTTTTTAATACAATAAGTGACTATAATTCGGGAATTAATACTGTTGGATTTTCAACATTAACTACTTTTGGTGGAATTCACAAATTTAGAACTCTATCAAAAAGAACTTTAAGATCAATTAAGGTCCTAAATGGTGGTTCAGGATACACTTATAGAAAGTTAAGAGTTAATTCTTCTGGAATATCGACAGAATATAACTGTATTTCATACGAAAATCATGGATTTTCTAGTGGAGACATTGTAAAGTATTCAACGACAGGAACACAAATAGTAGGTATTTCAACACTTAATAGTTATTCAGTTGATGTAATTGATTCCAATAATTTTAGATTGATTGATGTTGGAGTTGGTGCAACAATTACCAGCGACTTAGTTAGAAAGAAACCCATTACTTTACAATCAATTGGATCTGGACAACATATTTTTGAGTATCCACCTATTGTGGTTACCGCAAATGTTTCATATGGATCATCTTTTACAGGAAGTTTTAACTTTACTCCAATAGTAACTGGTAATATTGATAGCGTATATTTGTATGAAAAGGGATCTGGATATGGATCAAATGTCCTAAATTTACATAAAAAACCAACTATTACCATTAAAAATGGAAAAAATGCTGAATTAAAACCAATTATATCCAATGGCAGAATTATAGAAGTACAGATATTGAGTAGTGGTTACGACTATTATTCAATTCCAGAAATTCGTGTACAGGGTGATGGGTCTGGTGCTATCATTAAACCAGTTATTTCAAATGGATCTATTACAGATGCAGTTGTATTAAATTCTGGAATTGGTTATAACTCAACAAATACAACCATTCAGGTTGTTCCAAGAGGATCTGGTGCAATTTTTGATGTTAGAGTTAGGGATCTTACAGTTAATGATGCAGAGAGATATGCTGCATATACACGAACAAAAAATACAAAAATCTTTTCAAGCTTAGTTAAGAACAGTGAGGAAGATTCATTAGTATATGGAATTTATGGATACTCAGAAGATTTAGCATCTAAGTACACTGATAATGGAGTTTCCCATTCACCAATCATTGGATGGGCATATGATGGAAATCCAATATATGGACCATATGGTTATTCTGATTCTAACAATGTTCAATCTGGTGTTAGAATTATAAATCCTGGATATGTTCTAGACACATCTTCTATTTTCGATAGACCTTCATCTTTCCCTGCTGGATTTTTTATTGAAGATTATAGATATTCAAATAGTGGAGATCTGGACGATAGTAATGGAAGATTTTGTAAGACACCTGAGTTTCCAAAAGGAACCTACGCATATTTTGCTGGGGTAACAACTAGCACCTCATCAAATAAGTTAGAGCCTGTTTATCCATATTTTATAGGAAATACGTTCAAATCACCATTTATAGAGGAGAATTCTTATCTTAATCAATCATTTGATTTCAACAATTCAAATCTTATTAGAAATACTTATCCATACAAAATTAATGATAAGTATGCTGGTTACGACTTTTTAGTAGAACCATATGAAAAGTTTCCACAAGTTTCTGTAGTAGAATCAGTTGATAAAGGTTCGGTAGATGATATTAAGGTTGATGATGGTGGTTCTGGATATAAGATAGGAGATAGAGTTAATTTTGATGAATTAAATACTGGTGGATATGGTCTGAGAGCAGAAGTTTCTGAAATTATTGGCAAAAATATTACTAAGATAGAAACTGAGTTAGAAACATACTATCCTTGCGTCCTTGTTTGGGAGGATGAAATTTCTGTTTCTGCATATTACAGATCAGGATTTGATTTAAGAAATAATGATACTGTTTTAGTTGGTAGTATTTCGACTACGGTTGGAAATCTTCTTGGTTCTAAGAAAGTAGGTTTTAGTACTGAAATAGTAGGTCTTGCAGGATCTATGACTAGTTATTCTGCACCAGAAGGTAAAGTTGAAGATATATTTGTCACCTCTAGACCAAATGTTTCTATTGGAAATAGTATTTTAATTCATTCAAATTTGGGTAATGAAATTGTAAAAGTACTTAATGATTATGGTAATGGTATAATGAGGGTGAAGAGATTTGGCACTACTGGTGTGGCACACTCTTTTGGAAGTCAATTGAATGTTTTGAATGAAAAAGTTAAAATTTTAGTAAAAACTCAAAAGTTTAATTCTGAAAGGAATAGTTTAGTTTATTTTAATGCAAAAGATTCTGTTGGAATTGGAACGACACCAGGTGGAGCAGTAACAAAAACATTCACAATTGGTGGTACAACAAAAACTGTTTCCATTCCACATAGAAGCATTTATATACCAAATCATCCATTTAAAACAGGACAAAGATTAACTTTTGAAAAATCTAGTTATCCTGGAATTGATTCCCTTATTGTTGCAGATAATGCGTCTAATTTAAATACTTTCCAAATTCCAGATGCTACTTCTTCAGTTTATGTAATTAACAGAGGAAAAGATTATGTTGGATTAGTAACTCAAGTTGGATTTACAACCAGTAGCGAAGGGTTATTCTTCTATAGCGATGGGTCCAATAATTCAGAATATTCACTTGAAACAAATTTAGATCAAGTTATAGCACAAATTGATAGGGCTGTTTCCACTGTGAGTGTTGGACAATCTCACGGATTATCAGAATCTGATGTGGTTAAATTGAATGTTGTTCCAAATACAGTTGTTGGTTTTGGAACAACATCACCATTATCTGTTAAGTTTAGTGAATTTGGTAAAAAATTAATTATTAACTCAATTGGAATTAACTCCTCACAAATTAATCCAGTCAATAATACAATAACCATTACAAATCATGGGTATAAAACTGGTGATAAAATCTTCTATGATAGTGTAGAAGTAGCATCAGGATTAACCACAGGATCTTATTATGTTGTTAAAACGGGAACAGATACATTTAAGTTATCTGAAACTTTGTATGAGACAAGAACTCAAACAGAAAATATAGTTAATATTGTTGGAACAGGGGCTTCAATTCATAATTTTGGGATGATTAATCCTCAAATTAATGTTGTTAAAAACTCTACACTACAATTTAATATTTCTGACCCATCTTTAAGAGGGTATAATTTTAAAATTTATCTTGATAGAGAATTTAAGAATGAATTTATCTCTACCGGAGATGATAATGATTTTAATGTCACTGGAATTGGGACAATTGGATTTGGAACAGCATCACTATCAATTAAATATACTAAAAATGTTCCCACAAAACTTTATTATGCACTAGAAAAATCTGGATATATCAGTACCGCTGACAATTATTTCACAAATCATTCGGAAATTAATTATGTTAACAGTGAATATAATGGATCATATGCCGTATTTGGCATTTCAACGAATAGTTTTAAAATCTCACCTGAAAGTGTTCCGACTGTACTCAGTTATTATCCAGATCAAGTTGAAAAATTAGAATATTCAACTAAATCATCAACAGCAATTAATGGATCTATCGGCAAAGTTAAGATTTTATCCGAAGGATTTGGATTTAAAAAACTTCCTAAATTTTCTAATGTAACGAGTGAAAATGGATCTGATGCTAATTTGGTTGCAATATCAACTAATATTGGAAAAATTAGAGGAAGTAGATTTAAAACAATAGGTTATGAATATCCATCGGACAAGACTTTAAATCCACAGGCATTCATTTCTCCCCTAGTAACTTTAGATAATTTTGATACGATTGATGAAATTGATATTATCTCTGGTGGATCCAGGTATGTAAACTCTCCAAATTTACTTCTATTCAATGAAAAAACTAAAACAGTTGTTGATAGATCTTTATTGTTTGCAGACACTCCTAGTGGTGCAATTGCAAAAGTAGATCAAATTGCACCAATATATGGATTAAAATCTGATCCGCATAAAATAATTGCAATCAACAATTCGAATGGTGTTGGTATAAGTTCCATAGTTACAGACAATTCTGGAATTGCAACTTGTACAATATCAACTCCAATACTTGGATTTAGTTCCCCATTATTCAAAGATGGTGATGAAATTTTTGTAGAGGGTATAGAACTTGTAGATGGATCAAATGGTACTGGTTACAATTCAGAAAATTATGATTATAGATTCTTTAAAGTAAAATCGTATGTAAATAGCAATCCTGCGGTGATATCCTTCTCAGTTGTTGATGATCTTGGTGTTGGATTATCAACAAATCCTGGAATAGCTAAAACTTTCCAGTCTGGATATGCTACTATTATAAACAAGAATCATTATCCTATCATTAATGTCATTAAGAAGAGAGGTAAGTTTTTAGAAAACGAACAACTTTATGTTGATACTGGAAGTGGATTTATAGAAGAGGATCTTTTTGTAAAATCATCAAGAGATGAATTTATAAAAGTAACGGGATCATACAATTTAAGAGCAGGAAATAAAATAAGAGGTGTTTCAAGCGGTGTAATTGCTGATATAGTATCTGTAACTAATAACAGATCAAGATTTAAAATTGGGTATGCCACAAAACAAAATATTGGATGGTCTGATGATGTTGGTAAAATCAGTGAAGATTATCAAGTAACTCCCGACAACGATTATTATCAAAACTTATCTTATACTATTAAGAGTACAATAACTTGGGATAAACTTTCCGGACCAGTTAATAGCATTATACATCCAGCTGGTTTGAAAAATTTTGCTGATGTCGGAATTGTATCTTCAACTGGAGCAATTGGTCTTTCTGGAACAACGAACAGTTTAGTTGTTCTTGATATTATTGAAGAAAAAAGAGTTGATACAATTAATAATTTTGATAATGTTGTTGACTATGATATCAGAACAAATCCAGATAGATCAAAATATTTAAAGATACAAAATAGAAAATTAACTGACTACACAGAATGTAGAACTAATAGGGTTATTATTCATGATGATATTAGTTCAAAGTTTTCAAGTAGAGGATTTGAAGATCCTTTTGTTGAGATTGAAGAAATTGATGTTGCAGATACTCATGTTAGATATTTAATTCAAGTTATAGATCCTGACACTAACTATTCTCAGTTGAGTGAGATTGTATTACAAACAACAACTCTAGATTCTATTATTTTTGAAAAATATACTGCATATTCAGATGAACTACTAGGAAATTTCAGTGCAAATGTAGATAGTTCTGGAAGAAAAACCTTAATATTTACACCAACTAATAGATTTACAAGGGACCATGACATAAAAGTTTTAAAGAAAACTTTTGAATTTTTATCTTCTGGAATTGGGACTCAAAGTTTTGGATCTATCAATTTAATTGGAAGTAATAGACTTGGTATTTCAAGTGTCGGTGCATCAAGTAGTATAACAACAATTGCACAATTCACAAATACTAACTTTAATGGATTGTTTGCAAATATTGAAGTCGTAAACTCACTTACAAGAGAAGTAAACTATATCGATGCAGTTCTAGATTTTGATGGTTCTAATACTTATTTGAGTGAATATTATTTTGACACTACTCTTCAGGGATATAGTTCATCTGCAATAGGTATAGTAACTGCTGTTTATGATTCTACAGCAGGAATAGTTTCTTTCAGATTTAGAAATGATGAAATTTATCCAGTTGATATTAGAGCAAACATTGTTGGTTTTGCAGCAACAAGTTCGGGAATAGGAACATATAGATTTTTAGTTCCAGGTCAACCGAACGGTTCTGAAAGAAGTGCAAGACTTGAATCAACAGTTGGATTTGGAACATCTGCGATTAGAGTTGGTACTTTTGATTCTAATCTCATTTCTTCTTCATCATCTATTGTTAGAGTTTCTTCTGGTAGCAGTTCTGCAATTCATCAGGTTGCTATTTTGAGAGGTAGTGAAGACATAGTTGTAGTTCCTGGATCATTTACTTCTGTTAATAATGTATCGGGACTTGGTACTTTTGGTGGTGAAAGTAGTGGTAATGAATTCTACTTGAATTTTTATCCAGATAATTCAAATACTAACACTACCGTTCAAGCATTTAATGAAGTATTCTACACATTCAGTGATTTTGATAATGTTCCACTAGCATTGAAATATGGTAATAGTACACAGACTGTATTCTTATCTGCATATGATGGAATAAATGGAACGAGAGCGAATAAAGTTAATTTCAATCTGACGCATCAAGGAAGACCTATTTATAAAAAGGTCTTTAATCCTTCCGACACTACTATGGTCGATTTTGAAACTGGAATATTTACAATCACCGACCACATGTTCAATACTGGTGAGGAATTAATTTATACTCCAAAATCATCATTCATTGGCGTTGGTCAAAGTGCGATGGGTATTGGAGCAACTGCGAATTATCTTGGGGTTGTCACTGATAGACTCCCATCAGTAGTATATCCAATTTCCTTAACACCAAATACATTTAAATTATCAACTAGAAGATCCTATGCGAATTTAGGAATTGCAGTTACCTTTACAAGTGCAGGTCTTGGAAATGCACATGAACTTGAAATGACAAAGAAACTTACAAAGAGTGTAGTTTCTTTGGATGGAATTGTACAGCAACCAATCACATTTACTCCAGTATCACATACACTCCAATATAATAGTGGATCGATCTCTGTTGGTATTGCAACTTTCAATTTAAGTGGTATATCTTCAATTCAACCAAGAGATTTGTTAAAAATTGATAATGAATATATGAAAGTCGTTGAGGTTGGATTTAGTACTAATGTTGGTGGCGCTTTACTTGGACCTATAAATGGAATTATTCAATCTGGGGCCGCTGCTACTATACCAACAGTCTCTGTTGTAAGAGCTTCTATTGGTAGCACAGCAACAACCCATAGTGATGGTTCTAATGTTCAGGTTTACAGGGGATCATTCAATATTGTTGGGTCCGAAATTTGGTTTGCTGAACCACCAAAAGGAAATACTAGATCAAGAAGAGACGAAAGCAACTTACCATATGTTAGAGCTCAGTATGCTGGTAGAACTTTCTTAAGATCTAATTATGATACAAATATGTTATTTGATGATATTTCTGATCAATTTACAGGTATTGGTAAAACTTATACAATGACAGTTGAGGGCATTAATACCACTGGTGTTACTGTTGGTAATGGTATACTGTTTATCAACGGAGTTTTCCAAACACCATCAACTATTAATAATTCCGGAAACAATTATGAATTCCAGAATGATAATATTGCTGGAATTTCTAGTGTTGTATTTACTGGTATTACATCCACAGATGGAACTTATATTAAATCAGATTTTGATATCAACCAAAATCAATTACCACGTGGTGGTCTAATTGTTTCTCTTGGATCTACACCAGGTCTAGGATATGCTCCACTTTTAGGAGCAAAAGTTAAAGCAATTCTTAATGGGTCTGGTTCTATTGTAAATGTTACTGGAATTTCTCACACTGGTCCTGGACAATCAATTAGCACAGCATCTTACAACAATCAAACTGGTATTATCGAAATTACTACAACTACTGATCATAATTTTGTTGGTGGAGATAGAATTAAACTAGTTGGTTTAGGGTTTACTTGCCCATCTGGTGCAGGAATAGTTTCTTACTTCCCATCAGCAGGATTAGATTATTCTTATGATATCACTGGAATTGTATCTGCAAGAACTTTTTCAGCAAACGTTGGTACTAGTACTCTACCACACTCATATATTGGATTTGGAACTGTATTCCCTTGGTATGATTTAACTGAGGGTTCTGGATACAGAGGTCCAGTTTCTATTGCCGTGACAGATCCAAATCATAGCGGTGCAGAGGCGAGTATTACTGCCGTTGTTGGTGCTGGTGGAACATTGGGATTCATTATTAATAGTGGTGGATCTGGATATGTTGAACCATATATCAGAATACCAGAACCAATTTATGAAAATCTTGAAGTGATTGGTGTTTCAAGAGCAGGAATAGGATCTACAACTGATACAGGATCCAATCTCCTATTAAATCTAAAAATCGGCCCATCACCATCGACTGTTGGAATTGGTTCTACACTATTTTTGGTCGAATCTTTCCAAATAGCAAGACCTGGATATGCATTCCAAGTTGGAGACATTTTTAAACCGATCGGTCTTGTAACTGCAAAAGGTTTTTCAGAACCAATTTCAGAATTTAAGTTAGAGGTTGTTGAAACATTCCAAGATTACTTCTCATCTTGGTCATTTGGTGAAATGAATTACATTGATAGCACAGCAACATTGCAAAACGGATCTAGAACTAGATTCCCACTAATTTACAATGGTCAATTGTTAAGTTTTGAAGTAGATCCAAATAATCCACTTTCTAGTGCAATTAATCTTGATGCAGTTC